GCACTCAGTAAAATGAATGAAAGTGTATATGAAGATGATCAAGAAATGGAAGAAGCTAAATCACAAGATGCTATCCAAAATAAAATTGATGCTGTTGCCAAAAAACTTGGATTAACTGATGAGCAATTAAATAAATTACATTTTAATGCTAAAAAAGTTTATTCCGGTTCCAAAACACTACCAGCCTTACTCGATGTTCTTAATTTTATTGATGGTTTGGACAATGAACCAATTATGAAAAGAACGTCAATGGGTTATGCAACCAGTGGTCAATTTGGCATGCTTGATCTTATCATAAATGATAGAGATGAAGATCCTATGGATGAACAATCCGGCATGAAAATTGATACAACTGACATTGAAGAACTTGTTTCAAGTGAAAAAGGTTTAACCGAAGGTTTCAAGGAAAAAGCAAGCATCATTTTTGAAGCTGCTGTTGCCTCGAAAGTTAAGGCAACTAAATCACTGTTGAAGGAACAATATGCAACACGCCTCAATGAGGAAGTTGAAATTGTTAAAGAAACCTTGGTTGAAAAAATTGATTCATATTTAACATACGCTGTTGAAACATGGGTCGCTGACAACAAAGTTGCAGTTGAATCTACTCTTCGTACAGAAATTACCGAAAGCTTTATCGGCTCGCTGAAATCATTGTTTACCGAACATTATATCGAAGTTCCTGAAAGTAAGGTTGACTTGTTTTCCAATATGGAAACACAAGTGGCCACACTGAAAGAACAAGTTGACAAAAAAGGAAGAATTGCAAATGCACTTGCTGATCGTGTTGAAAAACTTACACGTCAAAAAGTTATTGCAGAAGCTTCATCTGGTCTTGCTGATACCCAAATTGCAAAATTAACTGAACTTGTACAAGATGTTGAATT